CCGGTTCCGTTCGGGGCGATTCCCGAGCCCGGCGTCGCGAGGTGATCCACGTCGATGAAGGTGCCCACCCGCGCGTGGTAGCGTATGAATGCGAGAAGTGCCTCGACGTCTGGATCGCCGGAGCGCAGCGCGCTCCACGTCTCGCGCCAGGCGAAGCCGCGTGCAGTCGTCGCGCGCACCTGCTGGATGCCGCGCTGCGAGACGGAGGCGAGCGGGCCACGGCCCTTGAGCCCGGTGACCGAGTAGGGCTTGACGACGCGTGGGAAGGCAGGCACGGCCTAGCCCTGCCCGGTCACGAGCGTACGCCGGAGCGATGTGCTCCGCTTTGCGCCCTCCTTCATGACCCGGAGCACGGTCGGCGCCCGGCGCCGGAGCCATGCGTCCGCATGGGCCGCATCGAGGAAGGACGGCGCGAACGTTATGTTCTGGTGGACCTGGACGGGCGCGGCCCCTGCGGAGGATGCGCCGCCGCCGGAGCGGATCGGCGTCACCTCGGCCGGGCCCGTCACAATCTCGGGGCCGCGCTCGCCCACGATGGCGAACTTTCCGGACGGCACGGTGCCGCCTGCGGCCCCGAACCCGGCAAAGCCGCCGCCGCCTGAGAGCTTCTTACCCGATGGCGCGGCGCCGCCACCACCGCCGCCAGAGAGTGCCGACGTCAGCGCGGCAGAGAGAAGATTGGCGAGCGGCTGCGTGATGGTCTGCTGGATGGTGAGCCGGAGCATCTCTGCGAGGATCTCGTCGACCATCGATCGGAAGGCGTCCACCACGCTACCCGTACCATCGATGACCTTGAGGAAGGCATCGCTCACCGCACCGGCCATGCGGTCGGATGTGCGCCGGATCTGCTCGTCCCACGCGGCGAGCTGGGTCCTCTGCGCTTCGATGGCCGCCTGCTGCTCCTTGATCGCCTGCTGGAGCGGGCCGGTCCTTGAGAACCCGACGTCGATGCCCTTATCGCGGCGCTCGGCGTAACGCTCCAGCGCGCTGCCCGCATCCTCGGCCGCCGCCTGCTGCGCCTCCAGCGCGCGTGCGCTCGACCAGATGGCCAGCGCGTGGAGCTTCTGCTGCTCGGTCGCGCCGGCCTGATCGAGCTTGAAGAGGAGGAGCTGCCTGTCGGTGAGTGCGAGCTGCCGCCGCTCCTCTTCGAGGCCGTCGATGATCTTCTGCGCCGCACTGACGGACACCTCGGCGGCGTCCGCTTCCTTCTTGGCACCAGCGGCCGCCCTCTTTCCGAGCTTTTCGGCGAGATCCGCCCGGAGCTCGAAGAGGCGGTTGATACGTAGCTGGAGGTCGCGGAGCTCCTTCGCCGCGGCGATCTGCTCGGGAGTCTCCAGCGCGATCACCTTGCCTGGCAGGATCGTCCCCTGCCGGACATTGGTGCCAAGACTCGCGCGCAGCTTTTCAGCCCTGGCCTGGAAGGTGGCGAGCTGCTCACCGAGCGCCCGCACCTTCCCGGCGAGCTCGGCGTCCGTGAATGTCCTGGACGCGTCCCGCACCCGCTCGAAATCGGTGGAGAGGTCCTGCACGCGGCCGCGGACGGCATCGAGCGCCTTGGAGAGCCCGATCCCGAGAGCTGCCGTCAGCGTGACCACCGCACCGACTGGGCCGCCCGCGAGGCGAAGGAGCGCGGCCCCGAGGCCGCCTACCGCGACGCTCGCGCCGGCCGCCGCACTACCGATAGCGACGAGGGTTCGCGCGAGCGCGGCTCCGGCGAGGACCTCGGTCGCAGCGATGATCGTGTCGATGTGCCGGATCAGCACCTGGAGCGCATTGTCGGCGACGTGGACGCCGCTCGCGAGCGTGTGCCCGAGCGTATCGGCAAACTTGTTGCCCTCGCTCACGGCCTCCTGAAACGTGCCGACAAGAGCGATGATCTCGCCGTTCAGCCCTGCTCGGCCGATGTCTCTGGCAAGAAGATGCGTGATATCCGACAGATTGGAGAGCTGTCCGTCAAGCGTCGCCATACGCTCGCTCATTGCCGTCGGGAACTTCGTATTGCCAATCTCCGCAAGCGCGGCCGAGATGGCCTCGGCTGATAGCGCAACCGTTTTCTTCACGCCCTGAAAGGAAATGGCGATCTTGTCGCCCTCCTTCGAGGCATCTACACCGAAGCGCCGAAGCGGCCGCGTCATGCCCGCGGAAGCCGACACGATGGCGGCCGACAAATCGGTGATGTCGGCGGTGAACGCCGCTGCGAAGTTACCGAGCCCCTTCAGCTGCTCGCGGGTCGGATCGAAGCCGCGCACCCGCAGCCCGATGAACGCCTGGGTCAGGCCGGCCACCTCAAAGGGTGTCGTCTTGGCGAAATCGGTGATGAGCTGGAAGGCGGCCGCGCCGGCCTCGGCCGAGCCGGTGACGGTCTTGAGCGTAGCTTCGAGCTTCTGGAACTCGACGTTCGTCTCGAAGATGAACCGGGCGGCCGACTGCGCTCCGCGGAAGGCAGCGAAGGCCGCCGCAGCCCCGGCGATCGCGACGCCGTAACCCTTCATCGATCGGGATGCGGAGTCGGTCTCACCCTCCAGCCGACGGATGCGGCGATCGAGCCGCGTCAACTCGCGCTCGGCCTCCGAGACGCCGCGCTTGAGGTCGGAGGAGTCGAGCTTGAGGCCGGATACGCGGAGGTTGTCAGGCATCTGATCTCACTCTCCGCGCTCCTCGTCGCGCCATTGATAGTATGCGTGCCAGCGGCCGAGCTCCCGGTAGCTCAGGCGATCGATCTCGCCGAGGCTCTTGCCGAGGGCGTCGCCGAGGCTCAGCCGGAAGCGGAGCCAGCGGGCTCGGGGCTCGTCTCCTTCGACGTCTCTTTTCCCTCCGCAAGGGCCTGCGAAATGGCGGCCTGCTGCGCGGAGCCTGCCATCACGTCCGCGACGCCCACCTGGTACATGTGGGCGACGATCTGCTGCATCACCATGAGGGGCACGTCATTCATCAGGTAGTGCTTATCGCCCCACGCGAATGCCCGCTCGCCCGTCTCGGTCTCCGCCTTCTGGATCACAAGCAGCGTGTTCTCCTCGAAGCGGCTGGACGGGTCCCTGGCCTCGACCGCCTCCATGTCCGCCTGCGTAAGCGGCCCGAAATAGAGCGTCAGGTCGAACTGCGGCAGCTCCAGCGCCTTGCGAGCGGCGCTCATCTTGGCTCTGATCCTGTCGATGGCTCTCGGGCTATCGCTCACGGCGCGTACCTAGCTCCAGTCGGCGCCGAGCGTCCCGGCGCCCTTGAGGTTCACGGTCATTTGCACGAGACTGCTCTTCTCCGCGTCGATGTTCGATCCTGTCGGCGCGGCGATCCCGTAGAACTGCTTCCCCGGCGATGCGCCGAGCACGAGCCCGACATCAGCGGCGGAGGAGGCCTTGATGTCGTCGATGAGCTCAGCCTGCGAGGGGTCGCTGTAGTCGAGCCAGCACGTGATCTCAGCACTCCACTCGCCCTGCCCGCCTACAAACGTCTTGGCTGCATCGCCCATGGAGGTATCCTCCAGCACGTCACGGCTTGCCGTGAGGCTCCATGAGGTGACCTCCGACATGGAGTTGGAGGTGAAGGTTGCGAGCGCGTTGTCCGCCCAGCCGCCGACCGCCTGCACCGATGGTGAGAAGGTGATGGCGGCCTGGTCGGCCGTAGTGGCCCCGATCCGGACGCTTGCCGAGATCGTGTAGACCTGCGCGTCGCCGGCCACGGTGAAAGTGTCCCCGGCGAGGAATACGCCGGTGAGGGCCGCGCCTCCGCCGTCGATCGTCGCCGAGGAGGCGCCCTGCGCGACGGCGCCCTGCACGGTGGGCGTCCCCGTCTGCACGCCGCCCGTGGCGACGTAGCCGTCGAGGCCGCGGTAGGTGGCCATGGATCAGACCCAGGCGACCGAGAGCGGGCCGGCGCTTTTGAAGCTGAAATCGCCCTGGATGATGCTGTCCAGACTCGCCGTGGGATTGAAGCCCGTCACCACTGCACTGCCGGCGAAGTTTTTCGTGCCGTCGACATTGAGCTCCAGCGCGTAGGTCGCCGCCGAGGAAGCGATGATGTCGTCGACGAAAGCCTTCTGCTCGGCGTCACCGTAGTCGAGCCGGACCGTGACCGTCGCGTCCCATTCGTTGAGACCGGCCTTGAAGGTCTTGGCCGTATCGAGCATTACGGTGTCCTCCATGATGTCCCGCGTCACATTCAGCGACCAGGAGACCACCTCGCCCACATTGGTCCCTCCCACCGAGACGCTGCCATCCTGTCCTCTGTACGTCGCCATGCTCGCCTCTCCCTGCTAGATCGTCTCTTCGACCGTGAAGGGCACGGTCACGGTTCGCATCGCCCACCCCTCATCATCGAGCGGACCCGGCAGCGGCCCCGTGGGCACGCCGAGCCGGCAAGGCCCGATCGTCCGGCGGTTCACAAGATCGCGCAGCGCATCCGCCTGCGCGGTCACGCCGCCGGCTCCTGCGCCCGGCCGGTAGAACAAGTCGAGCGATAGCACGCCCACGACGGAGTTGGCGCCCGCTGTGCCCATCGTCCGGCCGAATCCATCGCCCCATTGGATCGAGACGCGGAGCCAACTCTCCTGGTCGGACGGCTCGAACACCACGTCCTCCCATGCGATGTCGGTGGCCGACCAGGCTCCGTCGATGTACGCCTTGAGCGCCGTGTTTGCCGCCTGGAGGTCACTCGCCACCGCCGGCCCTCACGGTCCGGACGATGTCGGGGAACGCATGCTCCAGCTCTGCCTGCGTGACCCGGATCATGCCCATGGGCGCCTGCCGCGACCTGCCGTTCTCCAGGCCCTCGACATAGGGCACACTATTGGTGATGTACGCCACGTCGCCGGCCTCCAGCGCACTGATCGATCCGAGCGCCGCAGATGTGGTGGCCTGGCCATTCTTGTCGAACTTGTTCGTGTCGTGACTTCTGTCCGGTGTGCCCTTCGCGACGTTCCAGTTGCCGCGGGCCCGCCCGGTGTCGACAGGCGTTTTCATGACGATACGAGAGGTCGCCTCCAGCGCGACCGCACGCACGAGCCGGGTCAGGTCGCCCCGATAGCCCCGAAGCACACCGGCCTTCCCTTCGAGCGGCATCACTTCCTCACGTGGATGGCGTAGATCGCGGCTTCATCGGTCGCGTCCTGGCGGTCGACGTGGATCACCTGCCACGTAGCTCCATCCATGACCAGGAGGTCGCCAGGCTCGGGCTCCGAGCGTGCCCTGGTGAGCGCGGCCGCCGCGGCTTCGAGCTCCGCCGCCGCGATCGTCACCTTGCGGTCGCCCTCGCGCACATCGCCCGATAGCACCTCGCCAAAGCGCGACTTGTACGGCTCACGGACAGCGTGGACGGTCACATCATCATAGACCTGCGGGGCCGAGTCGGTGGCGCTGTCATAGGCGCCAGTATCGAGGTAGCGGTACGTCACCTCCTTCCCGAACAGCGCGAGCGCCGTCCTGGCCGCGCCGCGGACCGCCGCATCGAGCGTCCCCACCGGACTAGCCCCTCATCACGTGTACGGCGCCGGCCGACGATAGCAGCACGTGGGCGATATGGCGCCGCACATTCCGGGGCAGATCGCCCGCCTCGTGCGCCTGACGCGGCGTGATGGAAAGCGGTCCTACATGGACCTGCTCGAAGCCCTCCAGTCCCGTGTCCGAAAGGAGGTCCGACCCGAGCATGGCGAGCGCAAGCTCCATCTGTGCGCGCTGGACCGGCTCCGGGATGATATCGGTGTCGTACGCCCAGCCGTTCTGGTCGGTGGCGCCAGCCCGCGGCCAGGCGAGCCGCTGATCGGCCGGGTCGGACCGATACTTGGCGCCCTCGTATGTCTCCTGTTCGAGACGTAGGGTCGCCGTGATGAGCGCGCGGATCTTCTCGTCCGCGCTGGCAGCCGTCCAGTCCGCGGCATCGAGCCGGCCGTCGAAATAGGCGTCCGCCTCGGCGACGGTGACGTAGCTATTGGACGACGGCCCGCCGATGGTCGCGTCGATGGAGGCGGCCATGGGCTACGCCCCCGCCTCCAGCGCGGCCACCAGATCATCCTTGACCACGTAGCCGCCCTTGCCCGTCCCCTCGATCTTGTCCGGATCGATGCCGCGTTCGTCGCAGAGCGCGAGGAGCTCGTCCTTGGTCAGCCCATCGAGAGAGGGGCTCTCCTCCGCTCCGCCTCCACCGAGCAGCCGCTCCGGGAAGTCGTCCCCATAGGGCTCATGGAGCGACGGGTCGAAGTCGCTTTCGTTGATGATGACGTAGCCCTCCTCCCCCGAGGGCCCACGAATCTTGACGGTCGGCAGTCGTCCCATGCTCTCCTCGTCAGTGCTGGAGGGGCGGGGCGCCACCGGCTCACGGCGGCGCCCCATGATCCCCGCGGGCTCTTAGCCCATGACCCGGACCGCGAGCTCCGGCCGGACGCACTTGACGCCCCAGAGAATGTCGAAGCTCCAGTAGTCCTGCTTGTTCTGGCGCGAGACCTCCAGCCGGAGCGGGAGGCCGCTCTCGGAGTCGACCATGGTCATCACGCGCGTGCCCGGCGCCCGCGGCTGCCCGAGCGGTCGCACGGCCAGTGCGAACGCGTCGCGGTTGAAGCCGAGGTTGACCACGTGATCCGCGGTGATCGCGAGGCTCACGGCCTCACCGCCCGCCGTGGCGATCTGCAGGTCCGGCCGGATGCTCACCGACCCGCTCGCCGCGTTGGCGATATTGACATCGGCGGTCACAGCATAGGCTTGCGTATCCCCGGCGATGTTGATGACGTCGCCCGCCTTGAGCGCGATCGTACCGGTGCCGGCAGCCGTGATGCTGATCGTGCTGACGCCGGCAGCGTGGGCGCCGTTCACCACGGGCGCGCTGGAGAGGCTCCCGACGGTGTGGGTCGGCACCTGCTGGTCCATGACCCAATCGAAGCCCAGCTTCCGGCCGATGTCGCCCTCGATGATGACCGAGCCCGACGCGGCGAAGCTCGAATCCGCGAAGGTCGATAGGTTGATCGCGTTCTCCTCGGCGTCCGGATCGATCACCATCCGGCGGTCCTGGAGCGGCGCCTTCTGGTTGTTCAGCGCCTTCCGGGCGGCCGTCGCCTGGGCATAGTCCGCCGCGAAGGGCGTGGTCCCGGCCGTCCCGACGGACGAGTAGACGTCCGTATAGGTCGCGAAGATGGAACCGTTCACGTCCTCGGCGAGTGCATTGGCGGCGGCATCGGTCGCCATCATGACGCTGTCGTCGATCGTCTCGAGTCGATCGCGGTCGGTGAACGCGATCGGCACTTCCTTCCAGTTCACGAGGTCGATCTTGACCGTCTCTTCGATGATGCCGGGCGCGGCCACGGGCGTCACGCCGGGCGCGACGTCACGGGTCTGCACGGCGGGCGGGAGGGGGACGTCGATGGTCTGTCCCCGGCGCGCCGCTTCGTCCTCGTAGCTGCGGTTCACCAGGGCGGGAAGGGAGAGGCGCTTGCGGAGGGTCATGAGCCCGCGCGCCAGGATCTTGGGCATGAGATCGTCGAGCGTGTTCGCCATGGTCCATCCTCATCGTCTGCCGCCCCATGCCCCTCGGGCCCGTGGGCGAAGGAATCGTCGCCAATGCGTATGGTGTGCCCTTGGCACGTTCCGCCTCGCCCCTCAGGCCAGGCGGCAGAGTCGGCCCTATGGGGCCGTGATGCTTACTTCTCCCGAGAGCACCTTGGCCGGATCGACCCGGACGCTCCCGCGCTCGGCCGCGATCGTCCGGGGGCGCTTCCCCCCGCCGCCGCTGCCGCCGGTCTGATCGGCCCCGCCGCCCGTGGCGCCAGAGGCCGTGAATGCCCGCCCATAGACGGGATGCTCGACCAGCTCTTCGACCACATCGGATAGGTCGTAGGTCGTGCCGCGCGAATCCTTGATTCGTGGGCTTCCGTCCGCGCCCACCACCGTGAGCGTGAACTCGCCTGCGTCGTTCCGCTCGACCTTCACCTGCCGGTCGAGGACGCCTTCCAGGAGCTCGGGCGCTCCGCCCTTCTCCGTCACAGCCCGCGTGATCTCACGCTGCTTGAAGTACTGGCGCGCCGCCCGGCGCTCGGCCTCAGCTTCCTCGCGGGCCTTCTGGGTCTCGCGGTCGGCTCTCTCCTTGATCTGGGCCAGCTTGGATTCGTACTCGCCCTTGATCGCATCGAGATCGCCCTCGCCAGCAAGCTCCCTGTGGCGGGCCTCCTCGGCCTCCTCCATGAGCGCGCGGTACTTCTCCGGGTCGATGTCCCTGTACTTCTCTGCCTCATCCTTGAGCTCCCGTACCGTACCGAGTAGCTCGTCCCTCTTGGCCTTGAGGCCGCGCACAGCGGGGAGGTCGTCCACGCCCTCGGCGTCGAGATAGTAGCGCCCGTCGCTCCCCTCAGCATAATGCTCGGCGAGCCCCTCAGGGAGGTCGCCTAGTGATTCGAGTACGGCCTTCAGCGTCATGTGTCATCCTATTCTGTGGTTCGGCCTTGCCGCCCGCAGCGCCGATCTGCGTAAAAAGCTAGGTGCGACCATCCTTCGGCGCAACATCGCGTCCCAGGAGCAGGTGGCGCTGCATGTCCACGAGCAGTAGGGCGGCCGTCTCCTCGCTCATGCCAGCATCCACTAGGCGCGCATAGCGATCTGCGAGGATGCGGTCTATATCCTCCATGGCGCGCCCGAACTGATCGACCAGGTGGACGAGACGCGCGGCATCATCGCTCATGATCCGGAGCGGACGGCCGCAAGCGCCTTCTCGCCGCCGGGCAGATCCGAGATGAGCGCAATGCGGTTCTCCGAGGTCACCAGGTCGCGCATGCTGAGCTTACCATCGCGGAATAGCCGTGCGCGCGTCGGCCCCAGGATCTCGTCCTGTTTCGCGGCGCTCTGCCGGCGTAGCCAGTCGCCATACGTGACCGACGACTTGACCTGTCCGCCGGCCGATGCGCGAGTCGACTCCGGCGGCGGCTCGATCCCGAGGCCCTTCCAGTCTACAATCGGCACGATGGTCGAACGGCAATTCCAGTGCTGCGGAGGCTGCTTTCCCGCCGGATCGTCGTATGCCCACGTCCTTCCGTCGAGCGACATGCAGATGAATGTGGTCCGGCTATCGAGCGTCGCCACATACTCGTATTGGCTGGTGATATCGCTGTTCGCGGCGTAGGTCTCGAAATGCGCCTTCGTTACCACCTGGTTGACGGCCGTACGGACGAGCGCCTCGGCCTGCCGAGTCGAGGTTTGGAGGACGCCGCCGGTATACCTCGGCACGACCTCCGCGCCTTCGGTGCCCCTGGCCACAAGGGCGCCGGTCGCCGGGTCCCGCGCGAAGAAGCCCGTCTCCTGGCCGCGCACCCTATCGATCAATTCGGCTACCGTCTCCCCCTGGAGCAGGCCGAGTTGGACCTGGCGGCGGACCTGGAATACGGTCGTGTCGGCCTGGCGGGCGGCCCACTCATTTAGCGTCGCGCCGCGAAAGGGATCATGCTCGACAATGGCGCGGAGCATCTCGGGCGAGATCGGGCCAGCGGCGATCTGGATCTGGGCACCTGCAGCGCCGAGGGCCACATCGAGCGTTCCGGCCGCCCATGCCGACTGCTGGAGGCCCGCAGCCTGGAGGCTCTGCTGGAGCTCACCAAGTAACTGCTGGTAGGCGGGCCCCACGAGCGCGCGGACCTGGCGGACGAGCGCGGCGATGCGGCGATCCCTCGCGCCGGCGACCGCGCCCGCCGGGTCCACCCGGCCAATGAGGCCGGCGATCTCGCCGAAGAGATCGTAGAGTAGACCATCCGCCGACGCCGCGATGCCGTTCTCCATCATCCGCACATTGAGCATGTTCCGGACGGCGCGGCCAATAGGATCCTCGGCCATGCGTCGGGCCTAGCCTGCCGCTGCGGAAGATGGCGCGTTCTCTCCGAGCTGGAAGGCGGCCGGCAGGAGGGCAGGGCCCATGCCCCGTATCCGCTCCATTTCCAGGTCCGGGTCGAAGGTCTCGGGCAGGAGCTCACCGCGGCGCATGATCTCCCACATCGTCTCCAGCGACAGGTCGCCGCTCCCGACCATGGCCTGCAGGACCTTCAGGGTGTTCGGATCGATCTCCTGGTCGAGGAAGTCGGTATTGACCTCGACCTCGCCCTCCATGCTGCGGCCCATCCACCGCGCATGGACTCGGAGCGCCTCTGTGAGGCCCGCCTGCAGGGCATGGGCGGAGGCGGCGAGCGCCGAGTCCGATTCTGCACGGTCGAGCCGCTTGGCCTCGGCCGTCTCGGCGGCGCGTGTCTCTCGGACGAGCATCGACAGGCCGAGGGCGGCCATCCTCGCCTCCGAATCCTGGAGCTCCTGCCGGGCGGCAGCGAGCGCAGAGCCCTTTGGCTCCATGTAGTACGCGTCGCCTTCCTTATCGAGGTCGATACCATACGAGGGCCCGGCTTTCACATCGCCGTCGCGGCCGAGCCGGCCCTTGAAGATCGGAATCGGCATGTTGGCCTTGCGCATCGCGTCCCGATACTCCGAGCGCACCTGATAATGCTCGATGTTCTCATGAGCGAGGTCATGTAGCGGCGGCTCGGATTCCATGAAGCCCGTCCGGTTGGCATAAATCGGCACGATGGGCACCTCTCCGAGCGACTGCGGGCCGCTATCCACCAGCATCCACTCTTCGCCGTCCTGCTGCCAGACCTCGAACTCATCCGGGCGGAGGACGCGGTAGCGGACGACCTCGCGCTCGCCGAAGGTTCCCTCGGGCTCGTGCCGGCGCTCGGCATAGACGAACTGCATGATGCGCGGCCGGCCGGCGTCGAGTTCCCAGCGGACGGACATGACGTCCTGCTTGAGGACATGTACCCAGTAGGGCCGGACGCCCATCTGCCGCTCATCGACCACCGAGCGCACGGCCGACGCATCGACCCTGGGGTATTCCACGTGGATCAGTGTATGCCCATCGATCCATGCGCTCTCGGCTGCATCCCTGGCGAAGGTGGCGAGATCGCGCCCCGCGAGATCGATGTTCTGCGCGTGCTCGGAGATGAACTCCGGCGTATCAGCGGAAAGCTGTGGCGGCTTACGGAAGAGCATGCCGACGAGGCCGCGGACGGTGCGGTTCAGCGCGTTGAAGAGCACCGCCTGGCTTAGCCGCCGCTCGTAGTCGGAGGCCTCCTCGCTCTGGAATCTCGGCAGGTACGTTGTGCCCGCCGCGCGGAGCGCGTCGGTCCCATCCCACACGTCGCGGACGAGCCGGAGCGCCGGCGCCTGCCGGTCGTGAAGGCTATCGGTAAAGTCGGGAGCGTCCCTCTCTTCGATCCTCGGCATATCAATACCTCACGCGGACGAGCCGTGCGCCGTGATCCTCCAGCACATTGAATTCCTGCCACATAAGATAGTCCATCGCGTCGCAGATATGATCGAAGCCGGACGCCTTATCACGGATAGATGTGCCCTCTTTGTACGTGAGATTGGCCAGGGCCGTCGTGAGCGGCCGCGCATCGACAGGATGGATGCGGACCCTTCGCCTGTCGGTGTCCGGGTCGTGGTACATGGCGTTGGCGTTGTTCTCACGGTCGCGGACGAGCGGCGCGCGGGACGGCGCGCGAACCTCAAAGCCTGCATGCTCCAGGATCGTGAAGTCCGTCCGGCCCGCCGCGGAGGTCTTTCGCGCCCGGCCCGACGGGTCGGGGCATACGATCACCTTGCGATCCGGGTAGCGCCTTCGGAGTTCCGCGGCCATCTCGTGGGTGTTCGATGTGTCGATCTCCAGCGCCTCCAGGATATGGAGCTCGTCGGTCACCCGCACGCCGATGACGGCCGTCATCGGGTGCACGTTGAAGTCCATGCCGACCAGGATCTCTGCGCCGGTGTCCTCGACGCCCTCATCGAGGTTCCCCTCTGGGTAGGGCTTAGCGCGGTAGCTTGAATAGACGCGGCCACGCCCGCCGAGGTTGTAGCCACCCTCCCAAATGTGCTCATAAGCGTCCGGGTCCGACTTCCGGAGCCGCTCAGCCTCGGCGATCATGACCTCGGGGCAGAACGGATTCTCGCG